CGGCCTGCTTGCCGGAGAAGGTCTGGCCTTCCATGGCTTCGGCCTTGACCATCTTGCGCTTCATGAGCACGGCGGCTTTAAACTCGGAGTGAATCTCGTCCACGCTCTCTTGGAGGTTCGCCATCTGGCCTTCGTCGAGGGTCGTGCCTTCGATGCCGGCGCCCTTGTACTTACCGGACTTGATGACGACCATCTTGATGCCTGCCATCTTGGCGGCTTCGGAATAGTCAGGGACAGCGAGGTAAACGCCGATGCTCCCGACCGTGGCAGACTTGGAGGACATCACACGATCAGCAGCGGAGGCGACCCAATAGGCAGCGGAGGCCATCTCGGTGTCGGTGTAAGCCATCGTCGGCTTCTCAAGGTTGCGGACCTTGTTGGCAAGTTCCTCGATGCCCGTGACCGTGCCACCAGGGGAGGAGACTTGCAGGGCGATACGCGTCACGTCTGGGTTCATGGCGAACGCATCGACGGCGGCAGAGAGTTCATCCACGTCGGCGGCGCCCATCATCTTCTCGAGAGGGGTCAGTCCTTTGCCGATCACACCGTACACCGGGATGACGCCGACACCGTCAGCGGTGACGTAGGGCTTGGGGGCAACGCCGAAGAGCTGCGCAAGCATATCGGTGAAGCCGAACTTCTCAGCCAGGACAGCGTGGTCCTTGGCCTTGGCCGGGTCGATGAGGAGGGGCTCGCGGCCCGATAGGCCATTGGTGAGGAAACGCATGGGTTTAGGAATTGGGTTGGTCTTCGGATTCAGGCTCTTCCGTGTCGGCAGGCTCGTCTTCGTCGACAGCCTCGACCGTACCGATCGGGGTGTTGGTCGGGCGGAAGAGCAGCTCGAAGGGGATGCCGTATTGCTTGGCAAGGTCTTGGATATGCACCATGTCAGCGGCGCGCTTGTTCATCTCAGTGCGGAAGTCTAGGCCGCGCTGAGCGTAGAGCTCAGACATGGACAGTAGGCCCATCTCAACGTCCGCACGGTCGTTCGCGGCTTCACGGCCAGCGTCGACGGTGACAGACTTCGGGGTCGTCCAAGAGACTTCAGTCCATTTCGGGTCGTCTGGGATGTCGCCGGCGGCGATGCCCTGGCCGATGATGTAGCCCCAAGTCGGGACGCAGAACTGTTCGATGACGATGGTCTGGTACTTGGCGAAGACGCGGCCAGCCTTGGCGGTGACGAGGCGAACGGTGGCGCCGCCTAGTTTGGAGGAGTCGCCGACGAACTCGTAAGGCAGGACGCCCTGAGCGATGTCGCGTTCAAGCGCCTGTAGGAAACCGACGAACGTGCTGTTAGGGCGGTTGCTCTGGAAGGAGTTGAGGGACTCGCCCTGGTCAAGCACCAGAAGTTTGCCGCCCATCGTGTTGGCGATGGAAGTGTAGGAGGGGGTGTTCAGTGCGCCGAGCTCGTTGGCTGTGTCCTGATCGAGGACGCCGCCGTTTTTGGAGATAGTGCGTACGACGTCCCCGTTGTCCTTACACGCCTGCTTCTCCAAGGCTAGGATTTCCATGGAGTCCTGGATACTCAGAATACTGGATTGCATCAGGGGTACTCCACGGGCGCCGCTGGCGTACTCATGGTCGACGACGTGCATCATGGACTGAGCAAGGATTTGACGGTTCGAGCCGTCAGACTTGTAGACGTTGACCGCAGTGTATTCACCGTAGGGGCCGTAGACGATACCGTCGTGGATGCCTGGAATGACGACCGTCTCTTCGAGGGGGTCACCGATGCGGTGGGCTTCCATCAGCTGTAGTTTCGCTTCGCCCGTAGCGTTACGCACCTTGGCGGCGAACGAGTCACCGTCACGGATCATACCGCGGAGGAGAATGGCCTGACAGTTGTAGAACGAAAAGCGGTTTGTGATGTCGATGCGCTTGCCCTTCTCTGCAAAGTAAGCCTCGTAGCGTTCCTGCATCTCAGGGGTCGACGCGTGGCTCTGGGCCTTGATGCCGTCGCCCACGGAGTAGAGCACCATGTCATTAAGAATCTGTTTAAACAGGCCGCTGTTCCGCTCTGCCCATCGGCACTTGCGGATCATCGCCATGCGGTTCCACGGCGTCAGGTCTTGGCGTAGGTCGCCCGGTGCTTGACCGAAGATGGCACGGCGCGAGTTCGAGAACATCGTGCTCTGCCAGCCCGAGTAACTGCCACCGAAGCCGCTGCCCTGCGTGTCCATGACGGCGGCCTGCGGCTTCAACGAAGGCGCCTGCCCGGTCTTAGGCTTGGGGGCACGGAGGCTGACAGTCGGGATTTTCTTGCGGGGGGCCATAGATTAGTCGCGGCGCGTAGACCAGGAGGTCGAGATGACCGTGGTCCTGCGTCCGTAGGTGGCCGGGTCGAGGCGGCTCAGGGCGAACATCGCCTCGGAGAGCATCTCCTTCGGGGGCATGGCGAACTGCTTGGACGCGGAGGAGCCAGAGTCAGAGTAAGACATCAGCGTCTTTCCCTCCGTAATCATGGCTACAGCCTTGGCTTTGATGTCGAGGAGTTCGCACTCCGTAAGTCCGATGAAGAGTCCAGAGGCCATTTAGTATTGCCCAGATTGGAACGAAGAGGGGGGTGCGCCGACCAGCCCACGCCACAAGCTTCTTCCTTCTTGCAACACCGTCCGGCGCACCCTTGCAGATAGCGTGCTCATGTTCCGCTCTGAGGCAAGTCGGTTTCGGTGGTTTCCCTGCCGGCAATGCCCCAGCGGACGGCGGCTAGGAGGGCGAGGATTTCGCAGTCGAGGGCGTGGTTGTCCTTCTTGCCCTGGGGAAGTATCCAGTGCGCCTTGCCCGTGCGGCGGTCTTTTACGCGCACCTCGGAGTTAAGCTGCGAGACGTACTCAGGGTCGGCGTCGAGGGCGTAGGTCCAGACCTTGCGGGCTCGGAGGCCGTGCAGGAGGTCTTTGCCGGCGAGGTTGGAGTGCGAGACGAGGATGGCACGTTGCGGGATGCCAGGGACAACGATGGCCTGCTTCTCGGAGTAGTAGCGACGGCTCGTCTTTCCGTCCCGATCGGTGACCGCGAAGTCCTCGGAGCCCGAACCTTTGGCAGTCTTCCAGTTACGGCGGGCACACTCGCGGTAGACCTCGGAGGTGTTGTCCCCGGAGTCACAAAAAACTAGGGCCGGGTGGACAGCCCATTGCTTGGCAAACGCCTCGACGTTGTCCCAAGTCTCGATGCGGGCAAAGGCCAGCAGCCGACTATGCCCGGTCTTAGCCCAGCGCCGAACGACCACCCAGAAGTGGCCACGCTGAACGTCGACGCCCATGGTGCGAAAGGCGATGCTCCCCTGCGGTGCGTCCGTCTGCTCGATGACCCGGCCTTTTGGCGAGATCATGGCCTCGGCGTCCCATGCGTCGCCCATCTTGTAGTTGGCTGACTCGGCGGTGCTTACCATCTCGCCACCCTCTTCTGACCAGGGCATGGCCAGACGCTTCTGCTTGAACTGCATCCGGGCGTTATCGTCACCGTATTGGTCGACCGACTCCTTGGCCTTGAGCATCAGCACACCGAGCTCGCCCCAGCTCATCGTCGCAAGGGCGTTCCAGTGCAGGCCGATGTGGCCCGCGTTGACCGATGCGGCGGTGGCGATGAACGTGCCGCGGGCGTTGGCCTCGATGCGGGTGGCGTTGGTGTCAGGGAGCAAGGTGCGGCAGGACGCGCACTCGTAGGTCGTGCCGGCGTTGACCTTGTGCAAGTCCCACGACCCGCTGACCTTGGCGTCCTCGGGGAACCTGATCTGCTCCCACACCCAGGGCTGAAGGTGGTCGCATTTTGGGCAGCGGAAGTTCCAGTCACGTTGGTCGGTCGTCTCGTGCAGCTGATGAAACTCCTGACCCGCCTTGCCGCCCTGAGACATGAAGATGCGTTTGCCCATCCAGCCGAAGGCCGTGACGCGCGCGCTGAGTTCGGCCAAGTGACCGGGCGGGCTCATCCAACACTCGTCGGCGATAGTGTAGCGTAGCGACAAGCGCTGAAGGTTCGCCTCGTTCCAGATGCCGCGGCAGTAGAGCGTCATGCGGTCGAAGTCAGTTGTCGTCGAGCGGTCCATGTCGTCGAGCGAGATGCGGTCCTTCACCGGCGGACAGTTGGCCCACACCGGGCGGAGGTAACGCAGGGCGAAGTCCTTGGCCTCGGGGTCCGTAGCCTGGAGCACCATCGTCGGGCCCGGAGCGTTGGCGATGATGTGGCAAGTGAACAGACGAGCGAAGAGCGATTTGCCCGACTGGATGCTGGCAAGAATGGTCAGCAGTTTCGTCTCTGGGTCGGCGGCAATCCGCAGCGCCTCCGCAATCCATGGCGTCCGCTCCGATCGGAATGGCCCGGGCATCGGAGAGTCAGGGATGGCGTGCACGTTGTCCTCCAGCCAGTCGACGATGTCGCCCGAGTCCGAAGGCTTGAGCACGTCCCGCCCGATGCGGAGCAGGTCACTCTTGTTCATCGACGGCGGAGAGTTCGGCCTTCACGCGGCGCACCCAAGCCTCAAGCACCTTCACGGCCTTGGCGGGGTTCTCGGGGTTGCACCCTTCGGCCACGTCGAGGGCGAGTTTGTCGAGACGGTTGACCACGCCCGAGGCAAGTTCCCGCATGGCTTCGGCTGCTTCCTTAGCACTGATAAAGTCTTTGGTGAGAATGATGCGCCTCTCCTGCTCGGCCTCCAACTGCACAAGCGATTTGAGCGAGGCGTTGTAGGCTGACTGGTATTTGCCCTGGTGTGGATCGCCCTGCTCCATGGCCGCCTGCCAGACGCCGCGAGCCCTACCGACTAGGGCACGGTGCTCGCTGATCGTGTCAGCCAGAGAGCCGTCGTCGAGCTGCTCAGGTGCCGTCGGCGCACGCCTTACCCGGGCGTCCTCCTGCGTCTGCCTCCAAGCGGTTGCCGCTTCGACCGAGTCGATGGGCATACCCTTCTTGACGAGGATAGAAACGCGCTGACGCGTTAGGCCAAGGGCCTCGGCGATTTCAGTTTGGCTGGGCATTGTTTTGGACGGTGTTCACCCACCAGATAAGCTGAGACATCTTAATGACTGGGATGCCGTAGGATAGGCACTCACTCACGTAGAAGGCCGCTGGCTCAAGATCGTCAGGGAGCAGGATGCAGGTGAAGCGTTTGTTTAGGTGTCGACGATAGACCAGGCACTGGGCCATGCCGACCATGATGCCCTGAGATGTGCATTCTTTCTTTGTCTCAATTGCCCAATTGCTTCCGGTAAAGTCAGCTCGCATTCCGCAGCCGTTAACCTTAACTTCTGCCTCATAATTAATGCCGTTGTCTTGAAACATTTGAGAAACGTGCGCCTGCATCTCAAGTTCAGAGCGGTATTTTTTACTTACCTTGTCATGGTTTGATGCTGGCTTGATAGTCCTAATCTTGGCTTTGGCTATTAGCCTTTGGTCGCGCTTGCACTTGTCGTAAACGCCTGCCTTGCTGATGGCCTTACGGATTACTTCGCGTGAGTACGTAAAGTCGAAAACCCTACGCGTCTCATGGATCGTGCCATGACGAAGGTAGGCTTCGACAATTGCCGCGTCTAACTTGGCTTTTTCAGCTCGGGC